TGGCGGTCCTGCATGATTTCCGCTCCGGACTGGACTTCAAGGATCTTACCTATACATTCCTTCGTGATTTTGAACAATACCTGAGAGAAAAGGGCAATGCGGTCAATACGATAGCCAAGCACATGAGACAGCTCCGTACCTTGGTCAATGAGGCAATCAACCAAGGATACATGCACGCAGACGCTTATCCCTTTCGGAAATACAAAATCAAGCAGGAGAAGGGCAGACATGAGTTTCTTATCCCGGACGAGTTGAAGAAGTTGGAAACGGTTGAGGTGGAAGAGGAATCCATGCGCCATGTGCTCGATGCTTTCCTATTCTGCTGTTATACCGGCCTGCGTTATTCTGATTTCTGCCAGCTCACACCTGAGAATTTTATCAGGATAAACAGCAAGAGGTGGCTGTACTTCAAATCCGTCAAGACAGGGGTGGAAATCCGTCTGCCGTTGCATTTGCTTTTTGAAAGCAGGGCATTGGGCAGTCTTGACCGCTATCCGGATATCGGCAGTCTTGCAGCCCTGCCTTGCAACTCGGAGGTGAACAGGCAGCTTCGAAAGCTGGCCGGATTGTGTGGTATCAAAAAGCGGATAACCTATCATGTGAGCCGTCATACCTGTGCCACCCTGCTGATCCATCAGGGAGTTGCGATTACAACAGTCCAGAAGCTGCTCGGACATACTTCCGTAAAGACCACACAGATTTATTCAGAGATACTTTCCAGCACCATAGTACGTGACTTGAAAAACGCTCAAAGGAAAAGGAGAAAAGTAAAGATATTTCCCGATAAAAGTTTGAGAACATCTGATTTTATAGATAACCGGTAGATTTCATGAATCCTATTTGTTTTCTATTAACATTGTGATTCTTTAAGTTTTTCGGATGATCAGAATATTGCTCCTGATTATTTTTTTCAATATGGATTGAATATGGAATAGTTTTCACTATCTTTGCAGAGTAACCAGGAGCTTGATGGCAATAAATATTGTCATCAGGCTCTTTTTTTATTGTCATATCGTGGCAATGGATTTAAGTAATTCTGCAACAATGACGCAAGTAAATAGACATATCTTTGAAGTTGTATTATAATCAGATAAACAATAGACGAAATGGAATTAAACGACTGGTTGGCTATAATCGGAGGTTTCGGGGGATTGAAGGCTGTCCGCTGGGGTGTCACGTTCTGGGTGAACCACAAGACGAACGCACGGAAGGAGGATGCGTCCGCCGATTCGATGGAGGATGAGAACAAGCGTAAGCAGGTTGACTGGCTGGAAGAACGCATCGCCCAGCGTGACGCCAAGATTGATGCGTTATACGTTAAGCTTCGTAATGAACAGTCTGATAAGCTGGCATGGATTCATAAGTGCCACGAGCTGGAACTGCAATTGAAAGATGCCGAGCATAACCGTTGTGACAGGCCCGATAGCGAATGCGGTCGCCGTATTCCACCACGCAGGACTACATTAATTAAAGATAAGGAGGAAAAGAAAAATGGCTGATGTGAATAAACTTGCACCGTTTATCCTGAAGTGGGAAGGCGGTTTTGTAAATGACTCGGACGATTTAGGAGTGACTACCAATATGGGTGTGACCATTGGAACTTATGAAGCGTATTGCCGAAAGAAAGGCTATCCCAAGCCTACGGTTGAAAGATTGAAAAACATCACGAAAGAGGAATAAACGGAGATTTTGAAAACCATGTATTGGGACAGGTGGAAAGCTGACGAAATTAAATCCCAATCCATAGCTGATATCCTTGTCGATTGGATCTGGGCAAGCGAAATGCACGGTATCAAAATACCGCATGATTTGGTTGGCGTGATTCCTGATGGCATTGTCGGGCCTAAGACACTCGCTGCAGTAAATTCCCGTAATCCACGTGAACTGTTTGATCAGATCAAGATTGCAGGGTTTGATTTCATCGAGGATATATGCCGGGAACGCCCTGCAAATAACAAGTTCAAACGGGGCTGGATGAACCACCGTATAAATGATATCTCTTATGTTGGCTAAGGTTATGAACTGGGTAAGCCGGCACATATTACTGGCTCTCTTTATGTGCCTGTTTCTTCTGTTGTCATGCGGTAGCTCGCATAAGGCTATCAAATCCGACACAGAAGTAATCAGCAAGGATAGCGCCAGTGAAACTGTCAACATCGTACACGAATCAACCACCTCTTTGAGCGAACTCATTACCACTAATGGCAGCTACGTGATTAATTTCGGATTTATGATACAAGAAAGCCGCCCGACAGTCTTACCGGGAAACCTCCGTTACTGGCTGACGGTCATGTAGAAGGTAATTTCAACAAGAAGGAGGATAAACAGACGGTGGTAGCCGATACTACAAATGTCAAAGCTGATAAGGAAGCCACTTCCATCAAACATGAAAAAACTAAGACTGAAGAGGTAAAGAAGAAAAAAGAATCCACATTACTTAAGCAAATAGGCTTTGCTTGTATTTGTGTAACTGTTTTGCTTGTTGTCATGTTGTTGCGCCAATATTTTTGGCGCAACAGACAATCTTCATCATAAGACTTTAAATTTATAAATTTGAATTTCCCCGGCTCGTGATGAATCGGGGCGTTTTATTAAGAAACTTGGTTGCATCTATTTTTTGCAAAATCACTTTTATTTTTGCCTGTAAACATACATTTATTCAAAATAAAATATTACACTTTGCAGTGTGCAACTGGAAAGATAATATTTCCATACATATCAATATTGTCTGAAACTTTTAAAAATAAATATTATCCCTATGAGGACGATTGCCTGTGAAGGTTATTGTCCTTTTTTATTATTGCATTTTCTTGTTTTTGTAGACAACAAAATGTATATTTGCCATACCCATTTGGATGGGATAATAAGTATTTTATTTTTAAAAAGTTTACAACATAAATTTATTGTTATTTAATTATCAATCTGATGAAGAAAATGCCTTTAATCAGATTAGAACCATCGAAGAAGATGGTAAATTGTGGTTTTGTGCCACTGATGTTGCAAGAGTATTAGGTTATGTAAATCCCAGAGATGCAATTATAAGATATTGTAAATCAATGGGAGTCGTGATTCGCGCCCCCTACAACTAGTGGCATTCAAAAAATGAAATACATCAATGAGGGTAATGTATATCGGCTTATATCCCGTTCTCAATTGCCAAATGCAGAAAAATTTGAGTCATGGCTATTCGATGAAGTTGTCCCTTCTATCAGGGAAAAAGGTTATTACGGTATAACTGATAGAGGCACTCTTCCTGAATTTATCAAAAGGTACAAAGACAATATCCACATGATTCCATCTAACTATTTCTTTGTTATTTCAGAATTATATGTGAGGCTTTATGCAGAACTTGAAAAAGTCGGCTATGCTATACCAGATAAAGGGGCACATGGTAAAACTATGATGCCTGACGGTTCTGTTGGTAAATTGTTCGCTCGCTTCATGAGAGAGAATAACTCCGAACTGTGGAACCAGCACAAAACATACAAACACCATTTCCCTGACGGAAGGGTTGTTGATGCGCTTATGTATCCTATAGATGCACTTCCGATGTTTATAAGATATGTCAATGAGCGTTGGCTTTATGAAAACGCAGAAAAGTATTTCAAAGAAAGAGATCCACTTGCCTTAGATTACCTTCCTAAACTTTTGGAATCTAAAAAGAAATCGGCTTAATAAATGAAACGGCACATTATACCATCCAATAACGTGCCGTATGTTTTATTTTCACGATCTTTGCCATCGTAGAAGTCCAACCTTGTTATATAAGGTTTGCCCCGATTCATCACGAGCCGGGATTATTTTTTTTTAATACAATTTTCCAATTGGATTATACAATCAACTGATAAAGAATAGAATTTTGCGTATCTTTGTTCTGTGATTTTGGAGTAGAAGCCAAATCTCATAACAAAAGTTTATCCCCGGTTCTTCCGGGGATTTTTTATTTCACTTTTTACAACCAAAGCATACATTCCCTTACCTAACTATTGCCCAATTGTATCCAACCAAATTTCAATAATTATGCAGCTTATCTATTATTTTTCAATAAAACCTATAGGGAGATTTTGGGACATGCCTGTCTTATAATAAAGAATCCGAATATATGTATATGTTCTTTTTAATTATTTTTTAGGGCATTATTTTATATCGGATTTTGCAAAATGCTCTAATATTGTGTGTCAATTTAGCAAGGAGCATACACTGAACCTCAGTCTTTATGTGAGATTGAGGTTTTGTTAAGACAAAAGAGAATTGTTAAATATTTAAATAAACATATGTTAAACCAAATCGTTTGTTTATGAAAAAAGTCTTTTATATTGTGATTGTATTTATTATGGTTTTAATTGGTCTCTTTACTCTTATGTTTGTTTCATTTGATTAAAGCACAAAGTATCTGTCGAATAATTTATAAATGAAGGCAGCCGAATAAGCTGCCTTTCTCCTATCTTTTCATCATCATTATATAATCTCTCACCCTTATGCTTTACTTGAATTTTCCCGTTTTGTTTTTTGTAAAGTCATATAAAATACCATCTTTGCATTGCGTTACATTTTGAAGTAACCGAGGCGTTGTCTCGTATTGAGCTACAGACGATTTTTATTGCCTGCAGCTTCTTCATAATACAGTTCCGACCCCCGTGTGGAGTATTAATGTACCCACTGTTTCGATTACAGAATGTAACGCAACGGGAAAGCGGAACCGTTTTCTTTTTCCGCAGACTAACGCAATTGCATATGTCAAAATTAGCCCCAACTGCTCATCAACTATCTAAAAAGTTTATAGGCTATGGACACTATGAACTTACAATTTCTTCCTCTGAAGGCACAAAAACGATTGTCACAAGAAATATGGACTTGATAGAACGGCTAAACTCAGAGATAGACAAAGAAAAAGAGGAAGTGACTGCCGAAGCAATCGCTCTAGTTCTTGAATCCTCACTTTAGATTATCTAAAATCTTTCTTATGGCTTCATCAGCATGTTTTCTCATAATTCTGACATAATTAAAGATCGGTCTATTGGATTTCATGCTTTGGCCTATACAATACTCCAACGTTTCCAATGGTATGCCCAGTTCAAAACCATGTTGGACAAAGGATTTCCGGGCTGAATAATATACGACATGCGATTCTACCTCCAGCCTCTCCCCTAACCTTATAATTTCTTTTGTTACATAGTTACGAAAATTAGGATAAGAGTATTTATAACCAAAATCAAGCTTTCCATTACGCCCCATCCATCTTTTGATAATCGGTTTTGCTTCCTCAGGAATAGTGAAGCTGATCTTCATATCACCTTTCTTTGTGTTTTTGGATTTTTCACGTACATATTCCATAATTTTCGCATCTTTGAAATTGTATTGCATCAAGTCCATCAGATTGATACCTCCTAGATAATACGAAAGCATGAACACATCCCTGGTAACACGCTGAGACTTCTTTTTTATCTCCGCATCCCTTATCTTCTTTACGTCAGCTACCGAGATATCACGCTCTTTGGGCATTCCTGCTGGTCTTTCATAATATTCAAAAGGATGCGTGTCATATGATACCTTCTTATCCCTTATTGCTTGATTGATTATTGCCTTCAAATGTGCCATGTGCATACCACAAGTAACAGGAGCCAGCCTTCGGACATTCTTTAGATAAATATCAAAGTCCTTTATGGTCCGGGGAGTAATTCCATCAAGCATTATATCATATTTGACAAACTCAATGAAGTAATCACTCGCCCTTTGATATAAGGAGGCAGTGGTCCTTCTCCCCTCTTTAATCAAATTCTGCATATAGTCAGCCGAAGCGACACTATAAGAGATGGCTCCCTGCTTTACCGAGGACAAGTATTCGACAAGTTGGATACAAGTATAGGATGATGTATTTATCTTATCCAGGGCATCCTGATATGAATTAAGTATTCCACGTAATTTAGCATTGACATGTGCGGCATCAGGAACACCTACCACC